TTGGAACCTGCTTGTTCAGCAGCGGCAGTATGTGAACACTAAGGAATTCACAGGTGGCTTTAACGGACTCGCATTCACTACAGATCAGGGTGAAGTTCCGTTTGTTGTCGATGTGGATGCTCCTAATAACCGTCAGTATTTCGTCAATGAAAAGGAACTCACGCTTTACCGTGAGGGCGATTGGTCATGGATGAATCGCGACGGCTCAATGTGGCAGCGAGTTATGATGTACGCTACTGTTGCTGGTAACTATGACGCCTATCAGGCATTTATGTACCAGTATTCGGAACTTGGTTGTCATCGCCGTAATGCGCAGGGCGTTATTGCGGACCTCACTGAGTCGTAAATCGCGTCTGCCGAGTTAAGGGCCGGGTCGTTAATTCGGCTCGGCCCTTAATTCTTAGGAGTTTAAATGCCTGCTGTAATGCGTCAAGTCATGGCTTTTAACGGTAACTCACCGTCCCTTACCGATACCACATCATTAGTAGTGACTAACACTCCTAATACTGGTGATGTTGTTATTGTTTATAGTAGGGCATTTAACGATAGCCCCGATACTATGACTGGCGTTAGCGGTTTGGGTGCAACATGGACCCGTTTTGTTAATGCTTTGCAAGTTAATACGTGGAGATATAACTGGTTTGTTGGTGTAGGTGCTAATGTCGCGGGTGCAATTACTGTTTCACGTACAGTAGCAAAGAACACTAATCTTCGTGCATGGCATATTGGTGGACTTCTTTCTGGTGTTGTTAATATTACACAACTCAATTCACCAAGCAGCAATACTAGTCAAGCCGGAACTGCTCTTGATGCACAAGACCCGCAGATTGTAATTCAATGCTTAAGTTCTGGTGCAACATCAGGAATGACGGCTCCTAATCCATCTGTACCCGCTTCTGGATGGGTTTATGATACTTTGAATGCCGACGCAATCCGTGGATCATTTAGAAGCGGATATCGAATCCCTCCTGAAACTTCTCCAACATCGCATAATGCTACTGTTACAGTCGCTGCTGCTAATGTCCAAAATATTGAGACTTTGGAAGTTGGGAGTGTTCCCGTGGGTAGTAGAGCCGATACAATTTATCAGAGCCTTGTGACTACATACGGGCCGGGATCAGTAGCGGATATGGAATATCGCAGGCTATTGGCAGTAAACGCACTTGTCTCGCCGCAAAAACTAACAATGTATGACCTTTACAAACTGGCGGGAGAAAAGCCTAGATTGGTGGCGTTCAAGAAATAATGGTTTATTTTGGTAATGCCCATATATTACAGCCAGATGGTAACGCGCTGTCGGTGCAGCATCAGCGAATTGCTGAGATTATTAAGGATTTAGACGACACGCTAGAATTAGCTTGGATTCCTCCAGATAAGCGTTCTGCGTTTGATAAGCATCCTTTTGCTGTGATACATAGACCCCGCGATGGGCGCCCCGCTTATGTAGCAATGACACTAGCGGAGAGTGAGGTTAACCAAACGGTTATTGCTCGACTCCTATCCCGAGACACTCATCGCGGGTTTAGTATAGACAAACTGGAGTCAGAACAGGTTGCTGCTGAATTAATCAGACGTAAAGAAGCACTGGATGAAATGGAAGAGAAGCGGGATTTTGCTGAATCCGTAATCAAATCCAGAAAACACCTCTACAAGCATAAGAAGTTGAGGTTTGAATAATGGTACTAGGACTCGCTACCAAAACTGTTCAAGATGTTCTGACTGACGTTAAAAGGACGTTTGGTGACGAGGCATCTATTCAAGTTACTGATACGGACATTATTCGATGGACTAATGCTGCTCAAAGAGAAATTCTTGTTACGAATAGGATTCTACGGGCAACGGGTACTTCTAGCATTATAGCTAATCAGTCTGAATATACTCTCGATGGACTTGAAGTAGTTGCTATTCAAAGTATCCATTTTAAAGGTTTTAAACTTGAAGCTAAATCATTTCAGGAAGCCGAAGAATATATTATTAGTGGTGACCCAAATACCACACAAACAGGTGATCCTCTTTTGTGGTATGAGTGGGGCGGTGTTATTAATCTGTATCCTGTACCTAACGCTGATGCTCCAGATGGTTTGAAGGTTTATTATATTAAGGAACCTCCTGTTATTAGTAGTACTAATGATGTACTATCAGTTCCGAACTCATATTATGAGAATGTCCTACAGTTCGTTATGGCTAAGGCTTACGAACTAGATGAGGATAATGAGAACGCTAACTTCAAACTTGGGCAGTTTACTAAGCGTTTGGATGATTTGGCAGAACAAGAAAATCACCCTAGTCAATACACATATCCACGAATAACTGTATTGCCAGAAGATGATTGGTACGGTTACTGATGGGTACTAAAGCGGAACCTATTAAGGTTGGTCCTTTTCTTGGAGGGCTTAACACCTTTAGTGATCCGACGATGGTTAGTGACGATGACGCTGTTGAACTACTCAATTTTGATGTAGACCTTGATGGAGGTTTAGTTAGCCGGCCGCCTATGCAGCGTATGCCTACTAATGCTGGTGGCCGTTATAGTAATCGAATTCTAGGTATTTACACTAACATTACTACTGGAAAATCGTATATAGTTTTTTCAGGTAAAGATAATGCAGACGCACCTGCCACTTATTTTTATAATATTACTGATAGTGTCTACGGTACAGTAACTGCAACAATGGGTGCTGCTGCTATGACGCAGTGGCAAAATAAATGTTGGCTAATTGCTCCGCCGGGATCGGCTAATCCTGGTGGTTCTTGGGATGGTACTACTTTTACAGCTATTTCTACTATGCCTAAAGGCTGTACGGCTATCGTACATAAGAACTACCTTTTTGTTGGTACTGGTGTCCTTAACACTACTAATCCAAGTCGAGTGTATTGGTCCAAGGTTAACGATGGGACTGACTGGACAGATGCTACTGCGTTTAACGGTATCGGGGATGGGGATGGGCAGCCACTAATTGCACTATATTCGTGGAACGGTACTATCGTTGCTTGGAAATCTAGATCGACATATGCTTATGGATTTGAAAGTCAGCCGGCTAAAGGTCAAATTCAAATTGTTAGTTCTACTATTGGCCTAGAAAATAATGATGCTTTTACTGAAATTGAGAATGTCATTTATGTTCTTTATGAAGGTGATATTTATTCAATTTCTAACTGGGTTTGGGAACAGGTAAATCAAAAGGTTCCTTTTGCCTATAGAAATAACAACACTGGCGTCACATGGTCTAATGCTTCCTTGTCTATGGCTAACGGTAGAGTTATGGCTAGATTCTACGATAACATCTATGTCTATAACACTAAAACGAGAACTTGGGCTTTGTGGCAAACTACATGGACACCGCATAAGTTTGTACGATCACCTATTGCTGATCCAGTAACAGGCGTCACTACATTCTACTGTGGAAATTACCTGACTCGTGCTGCTGCTAGCGGTGTACCGGGTAATTATCTGTTCTTTTGGAAAGACACCTATACGGCTCTTGATACTGAAACGTTTACTTGTAGACTCAAATCAAAAGTTTACAGTTTCAACGTGCCATACACTTATAAGCGCCTTATGTGGTGGGGCGTAGATATGCTATCTCGTAGTAAGATTGATGTTATCGTCACCCCTGTCGTATATGGTCGTCCGATTCGTATTATGGACGTTGATGACAGAACTATTGCTAGTCTAAGTACTCGTCCTATTAACTCACTACTTGATATTGATATCTCAGTAGCCGACAGCGCAAATATTACTAATCCTAATGGTGTTCGTATGTTCGTCAAATATCTTAAGTCACTTAGATTCCGTCAAATTCAGTTCCAATTAAGTAGCACAATTGATGGAACTACAAATACTGGGCCATTGAACGTATACTCTATGACAGCATTTGTAGCTAATAAGGAAATGGTTGAAAAGAAGATTAATTAATGCTGGCTATACTGGAACACTGCTGTTAGGATAAGGCTATGGCGAACGCAGACTTCATGGCTTATTTGCAGGGAAGGCGTCAGGGCTTTAATCCGTATGCTGCTGGTGATAAGCGTTATGGGCCAGAAGGGCGTTCCGCGCCTAATGTTGGGCCGACTAGTGCCCAAGGTAAAGCTGGATATGCTAAAAGAGATGCAGAGGCTAGGCGCTTGAGAAATGCTATGCTTCGTAGAATGCAGGCTAGACAAGCCGGAAATTATGCGTCTTCCGCTGCAATAAAACCATTACCTAAAGGACTTTATCCGGGGCCGGGAGGCTTCTAATGGCACAAACTAGCGGTGAAGGTTTTAATCAAGGTACTTCACTTCCTTATGGTGGCGGAAGACCACCTAAG